TGCCAGCCGAATGCACAAGAGCGAGAGCGGCGATCCAGATGGCAGAAGAGCGCAGATGACTCAAGATCAGGCAGTGTTCTGGGGTACGCTTGTAATTTACTGCCTGACCGTTGCAGCGGTTGGGTGGTAAGTCCTTGATAGATATAAAACTATTGCCTGTTGTGCAGCCATTCGGATTACCGTACTATCTGTTCGTGGGCTTTCCACATTGATGACCGGAGATGAAAATGAAAACAGACAACGCAGCTTACGTCGGAACCCATGTTTTCTCACGCAGCAAGCTGGGCCTGCCGCCCTTCCGCTGCATTGGTGTCTATCAGGATGTTGGTCCCAAGACGTTGTCTGACGGGTCGCAGGTAGGCTCCGCTGGTCAATCGATGGGCGTCTGTGATCATTGCGGTACTGGGATCCGCGACTGCTATCAGATCAAGTCGTCTGACGGCAACACTTTTGTGGTCGGATCCTCCTGCGTTGAGAAAACGGGTGACGCTGGCCTGATCAAATCCTACAAGAACAGCCCCGAAGTACGGGCTTTCTTGAAGGCCAAGCGTGACTTGCTGAACGCGAACAAAAAGGAAGAGCTTGCCAACCTGATCGAAGCAAATCGTGAGCGCCTCTCCACAATGATGATGACGAAGTGGAACGGAGAAGAAGAGTCGCAGTACGCATACGTCACGAGAGTCATCCCCATGTGTGGCGCTTCCGGCAGGGCGCGATACCTCAAGCATGTTAAGAGCCTGCTGGCATAATTGGAACGGGGGGGGCAACCCCCTGAAAACAAACAAACTATTACCCAAGCAAAGTTATTCGGATTCCCGTACTATCTGTTCTGTGCCGTGTGGCACATTAATGAAAAGGAAGCAAGATGAAAACAGAATTTGAAGCCGCACTCAAGAAACTTCCCGCAGGGACGGGGTTTGATCCTTTTGCCCATAAAACGGTCGAAGACCTTTGTTGGATTTGCTTGCACGAGTTGGATATGCACGCCGAGGCAGAAAATTTTGCGTCGATGGCATTGCGTAAAAAGTATCTTGCGTTTTGCCAGCTATACGGCTTCTACGCACTCGAAGCCGGAAAGCAATTCCGGCTTGGCGCAACCGTGCGTAAATCAGACTGTTATATTTAGGAGAATAAAATGACAAACGACGAATTCAATGCAGGGGTAAACCGCGATATCGCGGCGATTGTCGCGGCGGCTGAAAAAATACAGGCTAAGGTGGCTGAGTTTGAGGGGGAGGGCGCAAAGACCCTCCTACAGCCGCACGAGAGCCTCGTAGAGGAGGCCGCTATGCAATACGGTAGGGCGGTGAGGGATTACGAGTCTGCGCGTCTCCAGACGCTTCCTGAGAGCTTCTACGCCCAGTTGCGGGAAAGCATTGGGGACGCAATGGACAACCTGAAAGATGCTGCCCTGCAACATTTTGATGACCGCTTTGATGGAGGTGCAGAATGAGACTCGAAACCGTGATGGATGCAGTTGTGGCGATGGAGGCCGCAAAGAAAAGTTTGTACCTGTACGAGGCAGAGTCCTTCCACAATAGGGCCAACATTGCTGATGCGTTGGTCAGGGCCAGTGTAATGTTGAAAGCTGCCGTTGCTCACCTGAACGTGGAGGTGCAGAAATGAGTCTTGATGTCACTCTAACAAAGGTAATGCCAACAACTGTCTTCAGTTCCAACATCACCCACAACCTTGGGAAGATGGCAAAAGCAGCGGATATATACGACCATCTGTGGAGGCCGGAGGAGATTGGCATCACCAAAGCCGAGCAACTGATCGAGCCGCTAACGGTGGCGCTTGCTGTGTTGAAATACAATCCGGCATGGTTTGAGAAGTTCAACTCATCCAACGGCTGGGGCGTGTATGAAAACTTCGTCCCATTTGTGGAGGAATATCTGAAGGCGTGTAAAGCCCATCCAGACGCGGAAGTGTCGGTGAGCCGATGAAAACCTACGGACAGATCGCGCACGACATGGGGGCTGAAATCGGGGGCTGGCAACGCAAGTGGGAGGACATGGACGACAGGCAGAAGGTCGAGTGGGAGGCAATTGCAGAGGCAGTCATTATGGAATTTGAGGAGCGGGAGGAAAACAAATGAGCTTCGTTCTGGAGGACATGAAGCGCTGGAAGGAATGCATCACAATGCACAAGGACAAGGCCATACTAGAGAATCACGACTCCATGCCCAAGCTTGCCGGTGCAATGCAGGGGATGGTGGAGTTGCTGGAGCAGAAGATGGCCCTCTGGATCGAATACATGGAGCATGACCAGACGCGGAAGTGTCGGTGAGCAGATGATAAATGAGCGAGTGGCACAAAAATGAGTAAAACATCTGAAAAAGAATTGTTTATTGCCTTAAGTGATTGGTATAGGGTAAGAACAGGGCCAACTTACTTGCAAGGAATGGAAGAGGCCCAATCACATTCCGATAGAAACCTTTTCAAAGCAATGGAAAAGCACGAAAAAGCAACAAACAAGATCAAGCCTAAAGCTTGACGTTATCCCGCAATTGATATAGGCTCCTCAGTGGGCCTATTTTTTTGCCCGTCAACTTCAACAGGCGTTTTCATCCAATGCCAACCAAGGCCGCGAAACCCAAAGCAAAGATGGGTCGCCCATCCAAGATGACAGAGGACACTATCGCAGAGATATGTGGACGCCTCGCATCAGGTGAGCCAATGAGTCGTATTTCCGACGACGCTCACATGCCTGACATGACAAACGTCTATAAGTGGTTGAAAAAGAACGATGAGTTTCGCCAGCAATACGAGGAGGCCCGTAAGGATGGGGCGCATACATTCGCAGATCAGATAGCGAAGATCATCGACCAAAAGCCCCTTGAAATAATCGACGAGAACGGCAACGTCAAGTACGACTCAGGATCAATAGCGTGGCAGCGATTGAGGATGGATGGCAGGAAGTGGTTAGCTGCCAAGTACCTGCCCAAGGTGTACGGCGAGAGGATGGCGGTTGAGGGTGTTGAGGGTGGCGCACCGATCAAGACTGAGGACGTATCGCTTGATAAGCTGAACAGCATCCTTCGCAACATTGAGATGACAAAGCGCCTTGGATCCGACTCTGCTGACTGAGGAGGTCTGGGCAGGCTTGAGCGACAACAACAAGCTGGCCTATATCTCCCACTTTGCATGGATTGACAAGGCCCACAAACACCAGATACCGCCACCGCTAGAGCAAGAGTACCTAGTGTGGTTACTGCTGGCGGGAAGAGGTGCGGGAAAAACGCGGGGCGCTGCTGAGGCGCTGTGGTGGTGGGCGTGGACCGACAAGGGCAGTAGATCGCTCGTCCTTGCTCCAACCTCTAACGACTTGAAGCATACCTGCATAGAGGGCGAGTCTGGCCTGCTGGCGTGTATCCCCGATCAGTTGCTGCTGGACTACAACAAGCAGGATCATCTGCTGACGCTGGTCAACGGCTCGACGATACGGGGCATCAGCGCTGACTCTTACGAGCGCTTGCGCGGTCCACAGTTCGGATATTGCTGGGCGGATGAATTGGCGGCATTCCAGTACCTTGGACAAGGTGAAGCTTGGGACATGATGATGATGGGCCTGCGTCTGGGCAAGTCCCCGCGAGTCATTGTGACGACGACCCCCAAGCACAAGGACTTGATACTGGATCTGGTCGCACGGGAGGGAGAGGACGTCATCATTGATCGCGCCTCGACGTATGCCAACATCGACAACCTTGCTCCTACCTTCTCAAAACAGTTAGAGCAGTACAAGGGGAGCAAGCTCTACGATCAGGAGGTGATGGGGGCGCTGGTCGATCTGGAGGATGGCAAGGTGGTGAACAGGGCGATGTTCAAGCTCTGGCCTGCTGGCAGGGCGTTCCCCAAGTTTGAATACATCATCCAGAGCTATGACTGCGCCTTCAGCGAGAAGGATCACAACGACCCCACAGCCATGACCACATGGGGCGTGTTCAAGCCGCTAGATGGCCCCATGTCGGTCCTGCTGATAGATTGCTGGGCTGAACACTTGGACTTCCCGCACCTCAAGCCCAAGGTGCTGGAGGAGTGGAAGGTGAGCTACGGTGAGGGCAAGGAGGCCAAGCGCCCAGATTTAATTCTGGTTGAGGACAAGGCTGCTGGCATATCGCTTATACAAGAGTTAAGATACGCGCATCTGCCGGTAAGGGCGTGGAATCCGGGACGCGCCGACAAGATGCAACGATTGCAGATCACCGCAAGCATCTTCGCAACGGGTAGGGTGTGGTTACCGGAATCGACGGTGAACAAGGGATATGTCAAGGACTGGTGCGAAGCGTTCCTGTCTGAGCTATGCTCGTTCCCTGACTCTTCGCACGATGATTACGTCGATAGCTGTACGCAGGCGATAAGGTTCTTGAAGGATCAGGGCTGGCTAGACATCAATCCGGAGCCACACTATGACGATGAATATTATGCCGACGCCAAGCCCAAGCGGGAGAACCCGTATGCCATTTAAATGGCTACCAGTAGCCAATTACTGGGTAGAGCAAAATGGCTGATTACCGTAAAATCATACAGTTAGCTACGAGTGTTCCCAAGATGCTTGAGGAATTATCGAGGTATAAACAACCTTCCAAGCTTGCCGCCAAGATAGCCGAACCAAGCAGGACGCAGGTGCTGCCGATGCCTAACAGGTGGTTCTTGCAGCCCGACAAGTACCCCAAGCAGCAGCCACTGGTTGAGCGGGTCTTGCAGGCGAACAACATGGACCGCACCGACTTCTTCTCTGGCGCGAACGTGGATCCAAAGACTGCCAAGGTGCTGGACTTCAACGTGATGGACGATCTTGGTGTGGCTATCACCAACCGCCCGTCAATGTCGGGGGTGCCATCAGGCATGGAAAGCTTTCTGGAGGTGCCTGAGTCAACGGGGCCGCTGACCAGATCAAACCTCGTGAGGCGGGGGCTGTTCAAGCCGGTGGGCGGCGACCCCATGCTGAACGACCTGAGCTTCCTCGCAACGATTGAGCGCAGCGGCGCTGGTCACCAGTACGGGCTGGGGACTGAGTACATGAGTCCTGCCGAGTTGACGAACACAATGACCGGCGAGAACCCTACGTTGAGGCCGCACAGCCGTGGCGACCTGTTTGGGATGGGTGATGTTGTCGGCAGGATCCAAACGCCGCAAGGACGGCCTACTGACGTCTACGAGTCATTGCTTGTCGCGCCCAAGGGATCGGATGTTAAGGGTGTGAAGCTGCACAAGGCGAAGGGTGGTGTCATTGGGAAGGTTGTGGCTGCTGCAAAGGGGGTGAAGTCTCTGGAGTCGATGGCCCCAAGAACCAGTCTTACATCCGCTGAACGTGAGGCCAACTTCCAGCAGTTTTTGGAGGCAAGTAAGGTTAGGGACCGTCTGTACCATGCCACGAGAGCAACAGAGGGCGGCAAGGGAACTGAGGCCCTACGCATCCTTAAGCCCAGCAAGGATGGCTCGTTAGGCTCTGGTGTGTACTTGACCCCCAGCACCGCACATGCAAGCACGTACAGCGGATTGCCCAATGACGAGGCGATAGAGATGATGCGATCATTCTCGCCGGATATGGCAAAGCAGGTATTGGATAGCCGAGAGCAGCGCAAGATACTTGACAGTCAGGTGGGCGGGAACATGCTGCCTGTCCACGCGCAGATACGGAACCCGCTGATCATTGAAGGTGCTGGCGACCCAATGGTCGAGGCGCTTATCAAGCTGGGGATGGATGAGGGCAAGGCCAGCAAGATGGTGGAGAGGGCTTATGAGGACAAGGGGTATATAGGCAAGCAGGTTCAAAGCCGCGCACAGGCTGCTGGCTACGATGGTCTGATGCAGTATCGCAATGGGGAACTCAGCGAAGTGGTTCCGTTCTCATCGAACCAAGTGAAGAGTGCCATTGGGAACGAAGGGACATACGACATCAGCAGCCCAGAGTTGAACAAGAAGAAGGGCGGCGCTATCAATCTTGTTGAAGGCACAACTGAAAGGCTTCGCAGGAAGCTGAAGGAAGCTGGGGAAAGACGGACAGCCAGACAAGACCAGATGACGCACGGCCCAGCCTACGACCCGACTGAAAGGGACAAGATAAGGGAGAGCGTTAAGCAGTGGCCTGCTGCCGCAATGACTTGGCCTCTCGACATGGTTGATTTTGGCG